TACAAACTTAACCGTGAGCTCCTCTATTTTCCCCGTCCCACTTCTTCAAACCGCCCGTGAAACCGTCTTGGCCGACTTTACAACTTTAGCCGAGCATAGCGTTAAACGAGCCACCACAGGCCCTGATCGTATTGCTCTCACTGAGTTCAGTGAGCAGCTCATGCAAATCAAAACCTCTTGGGCAGAGAAAGGCTTGATTAGTAAATGAAAATTGAGCCACCGACACAAATCGGGCTCAATACCCGTGAAGCCCGCGAGTATGTTGGCGCACGCGCCCTGCTGGAACACCTCGTCACCGCCGGCCTCAAGCCCATCTACAAAGGCAAGGGCCACCGCCAAGTCATCTATCACCGCGCCGACATCGACACCGCACTCAAAGTGCTCTGTCTAAACGGCGGTCACGATGAGGAAGCTAAAGCCCAGCATTAACGTGCTCCCTGAGAGGGATGCAGCCCACATAATTCTTGTAAGTCACCTCGATCCCATCGCCTAACCACCTCGCCACCGTCGCTACCGGACACCCGCCCATAACCAACAACGTCGCATAAGTATGTCTCAGCGTATGCCATCCCACCCACCCCAACTCAGCACCACTTACCAAGCGTTCAAACGTATGCCTTGGTATCCAGCGATATTTTTGCTTCTTCCGTCGAACGTCATCACGCACCAAATAAGTTCCACTGAACTTTATGGCGCTCAAATACCGCCACAGCACATCATTCAGCGGCACACGCCGAGCCTCCCGATCCTTTGGGACAAAAGTGTCCGTGGCACACACCACGATCTCACCGCCACCCTCCCAGAGACGCAGCCACTCCACCCTGGCCTCAAGCATCTCATTGAGCCGCAAGCCAGCGTGGAAGCCCAGCATCAGCATCGTCTTGAGGTCATCTTGATCACAAGCCGAGATAAGTTTATCGCGCTGCTCCTTGGTCAGGAAACGTTCAGCCCGAGTTTTCCTAACCAAAGGCAATTCAACATTCAGCATTGGATTTCTTGGCAGTCCACCCTCCTTGACCAACCACGCAAAGAAACCGTGGACTCGCAGCAGGTAGGTTTTCACTGTAGGTTCAGAATGTCCACTCCGGCGCATCTTTTCACGCCACGCCTCAATCAAGCGCGGAGTTACCGCAGCAACCATAGTAGTTATACCAACTTCGACCCCAAACAGTTTCAGGACCGATTGATCAGCGTCCAGAGTCCATCGACTCAACTTCTTAGCTTTACGCTCCCTCATATACCGATCAGTTTCAAAAATCAGAGTGCCGGGCGTATATTGTGGAGCCCGCTGATTACGGATCTGCAGAGCCAGATCCACAGCCTCCTCGAACGACGAGGTTTCAAGAGCCCTTCGCGGAGGGCGAACCCCATCCATTTGAGGCAATCGGTAATAGTAACGGCCACCGATTTTAGACAGACCGCGGACCTTCACAGCTTGACCACTTTTCTTGACCACTTTGTCGGTTTTCATGTGGGTAATATGGTCAAAAGGTGGGTTTTGGGAAGTCCTTTACTTGGGCAAGCGCCCTTTTTAGCACAGAAAAATCTCATATTGGATGAATCGCCAACCTTCCTAAACTCCACATCCTCAGCCTTTCCGGCGAGACATGACCACAATGCTTGACCACTATGGCCATCGACCCAACCTACATGGATCATGCGCGCCGCTTGGATTCAGCCGCCGCAGCCGAGTATAAAAAGTGGCTGGAAGGCATGACCCCTGCCGAGCGCGCCAAGCTCATTGAGCTTGGTATCGACGCCCCAGCCCCCGAGTCATCGCACGCCTCCGGCCACTCCCCCAGCGAGACGCAGGATGCTGCCGAGTCACCCCTCGCCGTCATCGGTTTCGACTACGATGCCCTTGACCGCGATCCCTCCGACCCCGCACCCCGCGCCAGTGGTCTCGACCCGCTCGTCATCCAGCGCGTCATCGGTCTCCTGCTCATTGAGCAAAACGTCCGCATCTCCGTTGCTGGACTCTGCTTCGCCTTGAATCTGGATGCCCTGAACGGCCTTGGCAGCATCCGCGAATATGCCGCGCAGATCGATGTCTCACCCGAGGCCATCAGCAAAAAGAAACGCCAATGGGAAGCCGAGCTTGGCATCAGCAGCACCACCTTTGGCAAGACCACCAAAGCCAAAGCCGCACTCTCACAGGCCCAGCGCCTCAAGCACTGGCGCAATAAAACATGGACCAGCCCCACCCCACCCTGCCCACATCCGTAACATTCCGTCACAAGTTACATCCAGTGACACCACCCACCCCACCTTTATGTCCGACATCCAGCCCACCATCAATCCCCGCCTCCTCTTCCTCTTCGATGCCCTCCGCACCAAGCCCGTGCCAGAGGCCGACCTCGACCCCGAGCTTATTGAGCTTGGATTGCAGGCCCGTGTCATTCGTCGCATCCTACCTATTGATGAGTCTGGAGTCCCGACTGTCTGGCTCACCGGCACAGGAGTCGAGACCGCCCTCGCCATGCGCTCAGAGGGCCAGTTGCTCCTGAACCTCGACATCTGCCGCCACGGTTTGCGCCTTCACCGCGACCTCACACAGGAAGAGTGGAGCATCACCCTTTCCCGTCTCCGCATCGTCAAAGAGACCTACCACACCGCCCTCGCCGACCTCCTCAATTACGGCCGCAGCCAGTTTGGCACCGAGTTCGTGGAGACTCAGATCACCCAGCTTGCCTTCCCGTTTGAGGACATCACCCATGCAAACAGCATTGGCCTCACCCCGCTCAGCTTGCGCGAAAAGTGGAATCTCACCAGCGAGCACTACTACGTCCTTGGCCTGAAATTCGCCACCGACACCGTCTCACAGGAATTGTGGGCACAGCGCGCCCATGAGCATCACCTCTCACCGCTCGCGCTTAAGCGATCCATCGAGAAGGATGTGATCATCACCGATCAGGATCTCAAGCAGGGCGTCGGCCAGTCCAGCGGCGTCCTTACCTTGCAGGGGCTTAGCCTTAAATTCCGTCAGTGGAAGACCCAAGTTGGCGGCACCGATCACATCCTGAATTGGCCGCTTGATCGCCGCATCGCCTTCCTCACCGAGGTCGAAGACCTCATCGACACCGCCATCCGCGTCCGCGATTCCCTCCCCGCTTATGAGTGATTTTATACCCAAAGGCATGGGTCCAATATTCCCCATCAAGGGATACCCTGATGCCGCCAATCTCAGCCGCACCGTCTATCTAGCTGGCCCCATCTCCAGCGATCCAAACTGGCGTCGCACCTTTGCCTTCGCTGAAATGGATGTGCGCCGAATGTTCAATCCCGCCCGCATCCTCTCCCCCACCACCTTCCCTGATGGCTGGGACTACCAGCACTACATGGAGCATTGCCTCATCATGGTTCGGCGGGCTGATGCCCTCGTCATGCTGCCAAATTGGCAGAGCAGTCCCGGCGCCTGCGCCGAGCACGCCTACGCCACCAGCCTTGGCATTCATATTTTCAATCTGCCCAGCTTCCCCACCCGCGCCCTCTCAAACATCGCCCCATGAGTGATACCGCCCAGCTCATTGCCGAGTTAAAACTCCGCCACCCGCTCCTCACCTGGCTGCAGAAAGACGGCCTCGTCCTACGCCGTCACAGCACCGGCCGCTGGATGGCCTGCTGCCCCTTCCATGTTGAGAAGACACCCTCCTTCCACGTTTGGGAGTCCGATCACCACTACCACTGCTACGGCTGCGGCGTCCATGGTGACCTCCTCGACTACCTCACCCACAGCCGAGGTATGAGCAAAGCCGAGACCATCGCCGCCCTGCTGGTCGATTCCCCCGACCTGCGCAGTGGCGACTTCAAGCCCACACCGAAGGCCGCCCCCGCACCCCAGCTTATCGAGGCGCTCAAACCTCAGCGCCAGCTTGCTTGGCAGACCGCCTGTGAAGCCCTCGCCACCGATCAGCGCGAGATCCAGCGACTGGCCGACTGGCGCGGGTTCAGCCCAGACACCATCATTGGCGCAGCACAGGCCCGCCTCATGGCCCGCTGGCAGTATTTTGGCGAGTCCCGTGAAGCCTTCCTAGTTCAGGCCCCCACTCACGCCCTCACCGGGCACGAGACCGGCGGCACCGACCTCGTCCCCATCTCCATCCACTGCCGCCTTGCGCCAAATTCACAGGGCAATCCCCACTCAAAGCCCTCATGGCGCTTCGACCCCACCGGCACCCGCGCATGGCCCTTCTTTTGGGGCAATCCCATCGGTGCCAAATGGATCTTCTTTACCGAAGGCCAATGGGATGCCATGGCCATCGCCGACATCTGCGGCTGGCACTGGCCCACCTCCATGCCGCCCGGCGTCTGCATCATCGGCCTGCGTGGAGCCCAGTCATGGCGTCTCATGCTTGATCCCACCATCGGCATCCCCATCGATCCCGCCGCCTGCGCCATCGCCATTGGAGATGCCGACACCGCCGGCACCAAATGGTATGAGGAAGACGGCTTTCTCGACATCCTCAGCCCCCGCCTCTCCCGTCTCGTCACCCTCCTGCCCACCGCCCCAGGGTGCAAGGATCTCAATGACCTCATCAAAGCAGGCCACCTCACCGGCACCGACTTCCTCGCTCAGATCCGGCCACGGCTCACCACCCCCACCCGACCCGACACCCCGCCACTCGCCTTCTTGAAGTGGTGCCGCATCGCCGCCCTCACCAGTGGCACCATCGGCATGACCGCCCGCCTCATCCTCATGGACCCCAGCCACCCCAAAGGCAGGCGCAGTCCCGGCTACTGGCGCACCTACTGGCGCACCCTCAATCTGGCCGACCAGATCCACGCCGATCACCTCCACCTCATGGAGCAGTGGCAGCAGGGATTGCCCCCGCCCACCACCTGACCGACCCGCCAGTTGACTGCCCATGATCATCCCTTCCACCAGCCCTCACCGTGCCCACACCCGCCGCCCTCACCGAGACCCAGCGCCGCCTACCTCCGCGGCTCCGGCGGCAGCCGAACACCCGGCCCCGCCTCCGTGTTCAGATGCCGAATGAAGAGCGTGACCTTGCCGACACCGCCCACGATCTCGGCACCGCCCTCGCCAGCCTCACCACACCCATCCTCTTCCGCCGTGGCCGCATCATCGTCTATCCCGACCTCATCCCTGAGACAGATGGCCTCTACCGCATCGGCCTCATCCCCCTTGATCCCGCCACCGCCCGCACCTTCTTCTCCGATCACATCGAGCTTTGGCGGCAGAAATTCGGAGCCAATGGCCAGACCCGTGAAATCACCGTCACCCTCAGCAAGAGCGAGGCCGAAGGTCTCCTCACCGCCTCCCAGTTCATCAGCAAACTGCCCGAGATTACCGGCGTCCACGCCCGCCCCCTTCCCGTCTTAGATCACAGCACCACCGCCATCCGCCTCCTCCCCCTTGGATATGACCCCATCACCCGCATCTACACCTACCCATCCACCTGACGCCACCCGCGCCACCTTGGAGCACAGCATCAGCGTCGAGCTGCGCCGCTGTTATTTGCTGGTCGAGAAATACATCGCCAAGCCCACCTGCCCCACCAGCACCCACCGCTACCTCCTCCTCACCCAGCTCATTGAATCCACCAAACAAGCCCTACTCACCGATGACCTCGCCGCCCTCTTCACCGCCTACACCCACCTCCGCGCTGCCAAGTAGCCGCACTGCATAGACAGAAGGCTTTGGGTCTAACCAAGAACTAAACGATTGGTTCCGCCCGCTGATCAAACCTGGGGAAACCATCACAAAATGCTTAATGCGGTTTCGACTGCTCAACGATAAGGCTGTGGCGACGGCGCGCACAAAATCATGAATGCAGAACTGATCAACTTCGAGCCGTTGCCACCAGTCGCTGGTTCTGTGCTGCCGCGCTGCCCAGCCTGCGGGCGCAAACCCAAGCTCTATGTCAGCATGACATGCAACCAACCCGACTGGTGGCACGCATCCATTCGATGCCCTCTACCATGTCACGCTGTGAGAGACGCGGGTGATGAACGGAGAGAAATAGCGATCAAAGAGGCGACGCACGCATGGTCGTCCTATTCACAGAACGATAAAACTGTGCCGACCGAGGGCGGCGAAAAAACACTATGAAAACACAATCGACTAACACGCCGACCGAAGGTTGGCACCAGTGCCTGGTTCTGGCGTTCAAGCGCCTCAAATACATCCGATTCGGTGAACCATATTGGACGCACCGCTACCGCTGGCTCTACCTGCCGTGGGAATGGTCACGCAAGAAAAGCGCACATGGAGGCTGGTTCTTCCTGACATGGCGGACTCCCATCGAAATGTTCGTCGGAGTCGAAAACCTCGCCCGCTGGCAAAACAAACGCACGGCACGCCGTCGCCAGAACAGTGTATTAAACGAACCCACTTCGCATAATTCATGACCGCGGACACCTTCACGAAACCCACCGCCGGCTATCCACCCACGATGGTTGCCACCGTCTCTGCCTCCACTGCGTCGCAATTCATCAACCGAGCAGGCCGCCCAACTCGACGCGAGCTGGAGTCCCAATCCCTGCCCCTCCGGCAAGCCTGTAAACACGCGGGTTGTCCACCTGCCCACTGCCAACAAAACCCACCCTTTTACCAGCCCTTTGCAGGCCGGAAAAGAAAGCACTCCTAACCCTCATGGCCCCCACCGCACCCTACCTTGTCCAGTTATACCGCGAGTTCCCTTTTGCAGAGGGCAGTTTGCGTGACCTCACCACCGCCGCCAGCAGTTTAGAGGCCATCCCCACCGCTTCATGGCCGCGCAGCTTCCGCGTGCATCTGGCCTGCATGGTCTCCCTCATCATCAATGCCATGCTGCCGAAAGGCTGCAACAGGCTCGGCTTTGCCTACAACGCCAATGCCCAGCGTTCCGGCAAGTCCCTGCTTGCTCAGTCCGCCATCTGTCCCGTCCATGGCTGGACAGCCGGACGCTCCTGGCCCGTCTCTGGCGAAAAGAAATCCACCACCGATGAGAACGAACTCCGCAAGGTGCTCGACACCATCTCCCTTGAAGGTGCCAGCTACGCCTTTTTCGACAACATCCGCGCTCAGGTGGAGTCACCTAACCTTGAAGCCTTCATGACCCTGCCCGTGTGGAATGGCCGTATCCTTGGTGGCAACCGTAGCTTCACCGCCGCCACTAATTGCAGCATCATCATCACTGGCAACAACCTCAAGCTCAGCGTGGACATGGTCGAGCGCTTCCTCCAATGCGACCTCTTTGTGGAGGAAGTCGAAGCCCAGTCCCGTGTGGTCGAAAACACCATCGAACAGGCATGGATCATGGCCCATCGTGAGGAAATCTTCGCCGCTGCCTACGGGCTCGTCACCCACTGGGATAACCAAGGCCGTCCCAACTCACCCGGTCGTGTTCGGCGTGGTTTTGAAACGTATTCCCACATGGTCGGCGGCATCATTCACGCCGCTGGATTTGGCGACCTCTTTGAGTCCCGCCAAGCCGACTCCAACAGTGGTAACAGTGTCGATTCCGACATGCGCAAGCTCGTCAATCTCATGACCGAAAAGATGCACACCACCCTGCTTGCTCAGGGTTCTCCCACCCATCCCTTCACCTTTGATGACCTCGTTCAGCTCAGCTTTCAGAATGGTCTCTTCACCTATTACCTTGAGGGCAGGGAAGAAGCGTCTGCCGCCACCGGACTCATTCGCATCCACCTCAGTCAGAGTGCCAATGCCCGCTTTGGTGCCTGCCTGAAAAACTACGCACCCGAGCGCCGCGGCAGAACGTGGGGCATGCCGCACGGTGGCATCTTCCGCTTCCGCTGTGAAGGTGAAGGCCGCGCCCGCAAATACATTGCCACCTTGGAGCTGACACCTCGCGCCCGCATCCACCAGCTCATGCTGGCAGAGAACATCGGCCTTGCCAGTCTTTCCAGTGTGCTTGAATCACAGGGTTTCCCCGCCTTGGACGCCATCGATCCCAGCGATCAGCTCCAGATCATTCAGACCTGGCCCATCTTGTTGCGTCAGATCCGGGCCCTGAACTAGCCACTTGCCCACCGGGCAGCGCTCCGTCGTCAGCAGCATCTTCATCCGGCTGCAGCCACACTGCGCATGTCCGCAGCCACCCGTGCCACCATACGCATCCACGCGCCACCACTCGCAGTCTTGGCAGATCGCCAGCCTGCGCTGGGTTTCCATCGGCGGCACCAGCACCGGCCTTTGCAGCAGCACCTGACTCACCACCCTGCCCACCGCCTGCACCGCATGCACACCCCGCCTGCCCATGCTTGGCATGTCAGGCACCACCAGCTTGCGCTTGCTCGCATACATTTCCTCCGGCGTCATACCATCACGCCCGTGTCAGCACCACCGTCGCACCCTGCACATCCACCCCGCTGGCTGTGGTGAACATCGTCCCGTAAGCGTAGCACTGCCCAGCCGGCACCGTCACCGTTTGCGTCACCCCAGCCGCCGCCACCGCCAGCGTCCAGGTCTCATCCTCTTCCGCGATGTAAGGGATGTCGATTCGGTAGCGAAACTGCACCGTGGCCATGCTTGCGCCACCACTCACCACAACCACCGTTTGTTCCTGAACATAATCAGCATTGCTGGCAAAACGTAGCAGCTTCCAAACTCCCGCCGTCGCCGCACTTTGCGCTGCCACTGCCGCCGCATATTCAGCATCTGCCACTGCCTTGCGCCGGGTGGCATCGAGTTCATTGTGGATCGCCGCCGCCAGCGCCGCCTGCCAAGTCCGCTTGGTGGCATGATAAGCCAGCACCGTTGTCGCATCCGGTTCAGCCCCGCCACTGGTGCACCATGCCAGCATCGCCGCCTTCCATGCCGTGTGCGTGGCCGTGAAATCACTCTCAAACGCCGCCAGATCCGCTGTAGCCGCCGCCACATCCGCTGTGGCCGCCGTCAGTTCTGATGTGCGTGCGCTTACTGCTGTGGCGGCGCTGCTCACCACGTCAGCCAGTGATGCCGCCGTGACATTGCTCGACATTGCCGTCCCGCAAGCCGTGGTCTTTGGCAGACTGCCCTTGTAAAGCGTCTCCACCACACCCCAGGCAATGCTGCCCAGTGCCGGCAGCGTGCCCAGCTTGGTCGTCACATACGAGCTGAGTTCAGCATCTGTGGACTCCAGTGAATAATCATCCGTGTAAGTCAGGCTGGCCGTGCCATGCGTTGGTGCTCCCACACCCAACACCTTGTATTGCGTGCCCGTGATCGTCGGCGTGCCCAGCGTTGCCGCCGGGCAGCACTCATCGGACGCCTCAGTGTTGTAAAGCGTGATGTATTGCCCAATCTTTAGCGCACTGTAATATGATCCCGTGGCATTTGTGCCATAATACACCCCGCATGGAGCTACGTGACTCACCTCCGCCCGTGTCCATGTCCAGCTTCCCGTCAGGCACGCATCCGTGTCCACGCTCCAACTGCCGGAAAAACTCTCCGTGGCACACAGCTTGTAAGTCGGCCCACCCGGATCACGCGTGTCATTCTGCCCACTGATGGTGGAACTGCCTGAACAGCTCAGGTTGCCCAGCATGTCCAGTTCCTGCGTGAAGGTGGAGTGCACATCCCCGCCAGCGCTCACCGGTGCGCCCGACGCAATTTTTTCTGTCCAATGACTTTCCAGATCTGACACCACCTTTTTATACAGCTTCACTCCTGTGTCAGGATCAGCAAAGCCCACTTTAGGCAGACTCAGCACCCGTGCTTTCACCTCCAGCACCGCACTAGCCCCGCTGCTACAGGGCGTGCAGTTGTCCACACCCTCTGCAGGTGCCACATCTGGCGTCACGGAATGGCAGTTCTGCGCCTTTTCCACCCAGGTGAAGCTCGGCGTAAAATCATGGCAGAGTGTCGTGGCCATGGTTCAGTCCCAACTCATGGCAAACTTGGTTTCCGTGCAGTTCATGTAAACCACCCGCCTGCCAAACCAGCGGTTCACCTTTTCAATCTGCTCCACCATCGTGATCCCCGTGGCATCACTGGTCACTTTCAGCACCGGCAGATAAATCGCACTCGGCGCACCCGTGGCGCTGAACCATGCCGTCACCGGAGTTGGCAGGGATGAACCGGATGCCATCGCTGCGCCCGTCACACCACCCTCCCCACTCAGCGTCACCGAGACCCACACATACAGCACGGAGGATGAACCGACCGTGAACGGCCCTGCCATCCCGGTCGGCACAATCCCATTCACCGTGCCACTGGTCAGACAGAACTGAAATCCCGTGCTGCCACTCGGCGGTGATCGGTAGCGCCACGGATGATCCGACACTGGCGCACCCCGCGCGCGGCCACGGGTGGAGATGGTCACCCCGTTTGGCCCATTGCGCACTTGGATGCCCGGCCCACCGCGCACATGCCTACCCGCCGCCGCCTCCTGTGCCAGCACCCCCAGCGCATTCAGCCGCTCCGACGTGATCGCCTCGCGCATCCGCGTGCCCGGCGTGGTCTCACTCAGCGTTTGGGAAAATCGGTCAGCACTCATGGTCAGTAAACATCCGTGTTCCAGCCTGCCGGTCCGCTCAATAGCCATTCCTTCTGCACTTCATAAACAATACGGCTACCACCCGCTGGTGCCCCGCGCCGCTTGTAGGTGAACCCCATGTAAAGCCAAGTCCGTGATCCCAATGATCCAGGGAAACCCGGCACCGGCACACTGCTGGCAATCTTGCCAAACCCCGTGGCGCTTGGCAGACTGTCACTCACATAAATCTGCCGGTAGTTCACGGTCGGTGCCAAAAACGACTCCAGCCCGCCCATCGGATTGCGCCCACCACCCGTCAGCACGGGGGCAAAGCGCTCAAACACGCACTTCACATTGCTTGTCCCGATCATGTTCGTGTCCGGGTCGATGAAGATTGCCCCGTTCAAAGGTGCGGCAGGCGTGCCTGCCAGCGTGCTGGCAAAAAGCTGATGCGTCTCAATCGGCTGCTCCTGCATGGAGATGGTCAGCTCATACTGCGGCACATCAAACATCGCCGGCTCAGCGCCCGCATAGCGGCAGTCCGCCCGCAGGCCCGTGGGTGTCTGTGTGATCGTCCGGCTCTCCATCCACACATTAGACGAGAGTGGATGCTCCTCCCCCAAAGATGGCAGATACGCCGCCAGCGCCACCCCCGGCACACCAAAGACCTCAAAGCTGGCCTCACCTTCACTCAGCCCATTCTTTTTCTGCGTCAGCCGCAGACTGTCAGGCAGCGTGCGCGCCGAGTTGACCGGACCAAAAATTTTCAGAGCCATATCGCAGCGCCTGCTGTCAATGCCTCACCGCATCCGCAGTTCCGCCGTGCCCTCCTGCTCTTCCACGGCCTTGATCAGCTTGTCCAGTCGATCCGTGATGGCCTTGATGTCGCCACCGCCATACGTGCTGCCACCGCCCCCGATCCGGGCCATGCTGTCAGACACACTGCGCTCACCCATCGCCACGCCCAGCAGACTGCCCTGCCGGTCCATCTCACGGCTCATGCGTGCGCGGTTAAACTCCGCCTGCGTCTGGCGTTTTGCCTCCTCATCACTCAGGCCCGTGTCCATCAGCGCCTGTTCCCGCGCCTTACGACCCGCCTCCTCACGCGCCAGCGCCGCCTTCTCCTCCATCTCCCGCATCTTGTCGCCGCGACCACCCAAGCGCGCTGCCTGTGCCCGCAGATCAAAGCCACCCGCCTTGAACTCACCGGTGCGCTCCTGCTTGGCAATCTCCTTCTGCGTGTTCAGCCGCAGTTGATCAATCTCCAGCAGCTTGCGCCGCGCCGCATAGATCCGTTCATCCATGCTCTCCGTGCGTGCTTGGATCTCCAATCGCTGCCTGTCTGCATCCAGCGCCGCCTGCTCAGCCGCCAGCCGCCCATCCAGCCCAGCGCCCGCCACCTTCACATCCAGCTCCGCATTGCCACCCGCGGCATCCGCCGCCTTGCGTTCCTGCTCAGCCTGCGCCCGCTTGGCAATCTCCTCCGGCCGGTTCATGATGTCCGCACCAACCTCAGCCTTGCGCCGCTCCACCTCTGCCCGCATCGCTTGCGCCGTGCGCGGATCCATCTTGGCCATACCGGCAATGTCAGCGAGGCGCCGCCGGGTCTCCAGTTGGTCTTCTAGTGCAATGGTCAGCTCCCGGACTTTTTGCGCCTTTTTACCATCTTTATCCTCTTCCAAAGTCGCCTCAGTCACGGCGTTTTGCGCCGCCTCAACATCTGCCTGCACAGCCACCCATTGATCCCAAATTTTGAGCTTTTCCTGCATCACAGCAATCTCGCTGCCACTGGCCTCTGCCTGCATCAGCACTGCCTTGGCCAGTTCAATCTCCTGAGTTTTTAACTCTGCCGCCCGCTGTGTCAGCATGGCATATCCCGTTGGATTCAATGCTTGTTTTTTTGGATCATCCAGCCCACGACCACGGAAAGCCTCTTGCACTTCTTTTTGATCGGTTCGATTGCGCGCCAGCGCCGTCTGCGCTTCGGCCCCGCCCTCGGTGTAGCTCATCTGCCCAGCAATCTCCCGTGCTGCCGCTTCACGACGGCGCAGCAGTTCATTCGCCTCGATTTCACTGTCAGCAGCACGGCCTTCCGGCGTCATCATGGCCCGATTGGCTTCACGCTCTGCCGCGGCATTGTTGCGTTGATTGCCTTTCAGCGCCGTCATGGTGTCCACCACATTTTGCGGTTGCTCCAGTCCAGCGCGATTGATCTTGTCCAGATAAGCCAAGTGCTCCTTGAGCGCGTCGATCTTATCCCGCGCTGCCTTCTGTTTTTTGCCCTCACCAGCCAGCGCAGCATCAGCTTCCTGCTCGTAAGCTTCCCTGAGCTTGGCCAGGGTTTGCTGGTAGCCCAGGCTGAGTTCATCCAGCGTTTTGATCGCTGCCGCCTGCGCTTGCAGTTGGGTGATCAGTGACCGCGTGGCCCCCTGATACTCACGCAGCGCCGCGCTGGTTCGTGCCGCCTTGTCACGGATCATCAGCAGGCCCGACCCCAGCAGCAGCAGCGCCGCCACCAGCAGCACAAACGGCCCCGATGCCAACAGCAGCAGGCTCCGACCCAGCGCCGTCACACCCAAGCGCGCCACCAGCGCCGCCTTGCCCAGCGCCGCCACTCCCGTCACCAGTTGGTAGATGCGCACCACACCCACGACACTGGCCAGACCCACAATCGCCACCGATAGCAGGGCCACCGCGCGCGCCACCACACTCATCACCACCTGGACAGGCTTCCAACTCGTCACCATGGCCAGTGCCTTATCCTTGAACGTCGTGGCAATCGTGATCACACTGCCAAACGCCTGCCCCAAATCTGCCGCCACGGGTGTCAGGTTCTGCATGGTCTCCATCTGCGCCTGCATCGCCTCCTTCTGCCCTTCCAAGAAGTTCATGCTGAAACTCGCCTGCATCTGATCCTGTGCATCCGCCACAGCTTGCTGCATGCCTTCCAGTGTCCGGCTGGTGTATTCCATGGTGCCCTTGCTGCGTTTGAGTTCCCCCTCAACCACCGCCCACACCTCAGCAAATCCAGCACCACTAGCCTGCAACTGCTCCAATCGGGTGCGTGCTCCACCACTGACTACCCCGAGTTCAGCCAGTCGAAACAGCACCTCACCCACCGGGCGTCCCGCTGCCAGTCCATCGTAGAGACGGCCCACGTAGATCGACATCTGTTCAAAGTCGGTGCCCGCCTGCGCTGCGGCATCCCCCACCTGCATCATCATTTCCTTGGTGCTCAGCGCGCCACGGCCCAGGGATTCCATCACTCGGTTGCCCGCCACCACATCCTTCATGGCAAACGGTGTCTTGACGCTGAATGCCTGCATCTCACGCACCCGCTGTTTGGCGGCATCCAGTCCCTTGAGCATGACCCGCAGTTGGTTCTGCACCTTCTCCATGCTGGCCGCACTGGCCAGTCCCATGCTGGCAAAGCCCTTGGTCAGGGAAAACACGCCTTTGAGCGCCCCGTAGGCCATGCCTGCGACGAGTGACAGCGGTCCCAGCACCTTATGCGCCAGCGCCTGCCCCAGTCCAGCCATCGCCGCCTCCGCCTTGCTGCCACCCAGCGCCAGTGTCACCAGCGCCGCTCCACCACCTTCGATGGCAGAGGATTTGTTGCTATTGACCAGATTGCGCAGATTCGGGAGTGCCATGCACCACCCTCTGCGTCAACGCCCGCATACGCAGGGCCCGCAGCTCCATGAGCTTCGCCTCGGTAGGAGTCGGGTCAGTCATCGCCCGCGCTGCCGCCGCCTTGCGCATCAGCTCCCGATCCGTGCTGGTGATGAATTTCCGCCCGCCCTCACGGCTGGCCAGTGTCTCCTGCAGCCAGCCAATCAGTGCCGCCGGCCACACCCCCACCACCTCACGGCAGGGAAAGCCCGCCTCCACCATCGCCGCCCAACTGTCCAGAAACATGGGCGCATCCCGCTTTTCCACCGTTGCGCCCGCTGCCTGATCACGCACCATCATCTCCGGTGCCCGCAGCGTGGCCTCAGCATAGCCAGTCATGATCGCCCATTGCTCAGGCAGTGACCGCCACCAGCGCAGTAGCACCAGCGTGAAGCGCACCCGCTCCCAGACCTGCCACCAGCCCCGCCGCCGCCGGGTCAGCCAGCGGCCCGCCTGCCAGGGGTCCATGCTGCAAAGGCGCGCCGCCAGATCCAGCTCGGGCAGGTTCATTTTCCCACCCGTCACCACACCACTGTTGATCATGCGCAGCAGTTCCATGTGCAGCAGCGTCAGCGGTCGGAGTCGATGCCCCAGCACCCGCCAGTCACCGCCCCCGCACCAGGCCAGCAGCACTTCATCCAGTTCAGGGTGTTTACTCATGCAGCTCCACCCCCGTCAACGATCGAGGCCGGAGGGAACCACCCTCCGGCCTCTAACCCTTGTCATCCTACCGTCAGCGGCCGTTAAGCCACAATCACTGTGCCAGCCTGATCCGTGATCTGGCTGTAGCTCACTCCAGTGGCGCTGCCAGTCTGGAAGTCATCTTTCTTCACCCCCAGCTCACGGCCGGTGATGATGAGCACAAAAGTCTTGTAAACAAAGGTCTGGCCAATCGCCGCTTCAAACAGGCCCGCATTGCTGATGTAGCCATTGAGCGTGAAGCTCTTCTTGCCCTGCGTGTCCAGCGCCAGCGACACCGTGCGGTTGTAGATGTCCTTGCCCTCGGCTTCCACTTCGGGAGCCACCTGCATCGTCAGATCCTGCGGGGTCAGTCCGATCGTTGCTGCGATTGCTGCGGCCTCACCATCGGTGAAACCATAGACGTAACCTTGATTGCCAAATTGTTTGAGAGCCATGTCCTGCGTGCCCTGTCAACACTACACCTCCACATCCGGCGTATAGACCGCGCCGCCTTCCTGTTTTTCGATCACCCCACAGCCCACATTCAGCTCCAGCAGCGCGCCGATCTCATGCGCCGTGTTGGCCGTGGTTGTTTGCAGCACCGTCAGGCCATACACCCGCAGCCCGTGATCCTCATCTTCCGCTGGTCGTGGCAGAGCCTCCAGCGCCAGTCGCACGGCTTGCACAATGCCACCATGCTGCTCCGCCGTGACCTCGCCCAAGGCATGCGTGACCAGCAGATACACTTTGACGTAAAACACCCCGCTCTCAGGTGTGGTTTCACGGGCATCATCAGCCTGAATGAGCGCATACGGCGGGTCAGATTCAGGATTTTGCTGGCTCAGCAGCCAGCCAATCTCAGGCACACGGGCGCTCAGCTCCGTTCCCAGCATCAGTTCCACCCGTTGTTCGATTGTCGTCGTCGCCATGCAGCACCGCCGCCGTCAACGGTCGCCCACCGGCCCGCAGTCAAGCTGCACCCCGGCACCGCCCAGATCCAGCACCCGCAGCACCCGCGCGCGCAGCTTTTTATCCACTCGCAGCACCACGCGGCCCTTGAGCTTGTCCGCTCCTTCTGGGTAACACTTGGTTACTTGTAACTCAGTGAGAAACACCTGAAACATCACGCCGCTGTTGACCGACATCGGCCCCTGATGCGTGGCGCTGGATTCCGCATCGCTCACCACCGCAGTCAGCTCAAGTTCACCCAACGTAATAGCCTCCCCCATCTGATCCAGCGCAGCCTCCGTCTCAAGAGTCCACGCTGCGTCAAAGGGAGAGGCCATGCCGGGAGAAGCTGGAAATCAGGTTAAGCCACCGAACCGCCAGCGAGGATGCCGTAATTCAGTGTGGTCGCGCTCAGTGCCACACCGATCACAATCACAGCATCACCAGACAAAGCTGGAGCTACCGTCACCTTGCCGGGTGTCTCGCCGAGCACAAGGATGTCACCCGCAGCCATGACCACCGTGGTCGTGGCACCCGTGGTCAGCACCGGATCTTTGGAAACCACGATCAGGGACTGACCAGCAGCAGCAGCATTCATGGCCATGCCATAAACGACCTTCGCAGCCGCAGCGCCATTGGCGTCTGACAACCAGAACAGGCCCGTGGTTTCAGCGCGGTAAACCTGATCACCAGCGGCAATCGCTTCACCCGCAACGCCGACCACTTTGGTGGCGGCTGTGCTTGGTTTGAGTCCGGTGGAAGAAAAAACGGGAGAGGCCATAATGAGTGAGTGAAAGAGAGTTGACTGTTCCCTCCTCTCACCCTGTCAACGCCTAGACCAGTGAGCCATCTGCGCCCGGTCCATTGGTGCCACCCGCAGCACCTGCGCTGGCATAAGCTGCGCCCGCTGTGCCCGCCGTGCCATTGGCTCCCCCTAAAGCCCCAGCGCCCCCCGCACCGCCAGCACCAGCAGTTGCTGTGCCGGCCGCCCCGCCCGCGCCACTAGCACCACCCGCACCACCGGCATACGAAGTGATGGCTGATCCGGCCCAGGCTCCCAGCACAATGTCGCCACCATCACCACCGCGGCCACCGACACCACCTGCCCCGCCATTGGCCGTTGCGATCCCACCGTTACCACCGTCACCACCCACCTCCGGCACCGAAACATTATTGGATGCCCCACCAGCGCCACCGGCACCAGCATACGCAGTGCCTCCTGCACCTCCCGCGCCACCATCTCCACCCGGCCCACCCACCGCCGTGATATAGGACACTGTTCCCGCGCCCGCCAGCGTCACATCCCACGCGCGGTTGCCCGCACTACCAGCGCCCGCCGCCGTGCCACTGGCATAGGCGTCATCACCATTCTCACCATCAAGCGCTGGTGAATTGGGCGGTGGCGAAAAGCCCGCACTGCCACTGCTACTGCCACCACTGGCCCCATTGCTGCCCGGCGTGTAACTGCTGCTGGCACTCACCTGCAGCAGATCGATGCTCGTCTCAGCATCCCCCGTGATCGTGCCCGCTGAGTCCGCGCCCGCGCCGACATGCCCAACCTTTACCAGCGCGGTGATGTGCACATGATTCAGGGTCAGCAGCGCATCCGGCAGACTGCCAAAACTCACCTCACCCAGCGACACCACACCCGTGTCATGGCTGCGGATCGTCAGCCCCGCCGTCAGCAGCGTGTCCAGACTGGCGCTGGCGCTCAGGCCATCCGCGCCATCGAGCACGCGGATCGTTGTCGTCTGGCCCGGATAAGCCGCTGCCAGTGCCCCCACGGCCGCCGCCATGCTCAAATAAGGCTGCTCCAAATAGCCCAGCGTGCCACCACTGTCATTGCCCCCACTGCTCACAAACGCCGTGCGCGTGTAAACCGTGCCCACCGGTGTCTCTCCGCCCAGCAGCGGTTTCAGATGGATCTCCGTGGCTGAATTAGCCACCGCCACCACCACCGCTGTGCTGGCCGGCACCGCCGACCCGATTCTCAGCGCTCCCGGCGCCGTGCTCAGCACGATCACCGACCCGCTGGCAATCACTTCATTCGATGTGGCGCCCGTCTGTAAATGCGGATCTTCCAGCACCACCAGCAGGCTCTGGCCCACGGCAGCCGCATTCAGCGCCAGCCCATGCACCACCCGCCTGCCCGCCAGCCCATTGGCATCCGACTGATACCAGCGCTCCGTTTCCGGCACGCAGTAAACAGCAGCCCCATAGGCCACCGTCTCACCAGCAATACCCACCACCTTCCGTGCTCCAGCACTCGGTTTCAGGCCGGACGCAGAAAAGACAATAGCCATGGCTCAGGGTTTGGTAGCGCCCGAAGCCTCAGAAGTCTTCTCAGCATCACGGGCCGAGATGAAACCGATCCCACCCAGCAGCTCCGCCTTCGCCAGCATGATCTGGGCCGCATCGATCTCCGCCGTGCCATTGGCCACCGCCGCCGCCTGATCCACCAGGACCAGGGAGGCATGCAGGATCATGCCAATACCCACCAGCGTGGTGTTGTGATTGGCCAGCGCAGCGCGCAGGTATTTCGTCAGATAATTGAGCAGGAATTGCATGATTTTGAGATTGTGTTTTTGAGTGACTATTTACTGACCGTTACATTCTTCACCGCTTTGGCCGACCTATTGGCAGCCTGTGTCCGGCGCACATCGTCCTTGATGATTTCAGCGGCAGCCACGCTGTCTGTGCCGATTCGCAGCAGATCCATCAGCGAAAGGTTGCCCTCGCGCAGTGTCCAGTCATTCAGCTTGCCCATACTGCATCCGCTTAGCAGTCCCACCAACAACATTAGAACAGCCACTGTCCGCAGGAGAAGTTTGTTTTTCATTCCTGCCGCCCAGCGTCAACCATGCGGCCGCATCTTGTCCTCGATCGCGTTTTTCACAAAGCCACGAAAGTGCTGCAACTGCTCCTCATTCAGCTCCGCAATCCTCTCCAGACTCACCGCATGTTTGTCCAGCGCCGTGCACATCCGCTCCTCCCGCGCTGTGCTCTCCTCCTTGTGCAGTTTCCAGGTCTCCGTCATCTCCGCCTTGTGATCCCGCTGGCTTTGCAGGAACAGCTTGCCAATGAAGAACACCGCCGCCAGCAGGATGCCTTTGAGGCCCACCTCATCCCAGCCTTGAAGATTCAGCGATTGACTGGCATCCGCCACCCATGCACCAAGGCCGATCAGAGCCAGCAGTGTCAGCTTGATTTCAGTGAGAAAGTGTTCGGTAAAATTCATCATCTTCGTTGAGTTGCAGCATTGCCCTGACTTGTTCCCGCACCTTTTTCCGGAAGCGATACAGCGCCACCCGTTTGGCATCTTCCATGCCCGGTTTCCAGATCACCGTGGCCTCAGTGACTCCACAGGCTTCCAGCACCCGCGCCACATCCGCCCGGCTGGCTTCCGCATCTGGCAGCAGGGCCGCATCCGGCACCTCCGCGCATTGATCCAGCCCCACATGCTCCGACGTGCCACCCCGGCAGGGCCGTGCTGCCCGTGTTTTCCGCGCACTGATCACCCAGCCCAGATTCATCCGCAGCCAGGCCCCCACATTGCGCGCCTCATCCAGCTTGATCCCCAGCCCCTTCCGCATCAGCAGCACAAACAGATCCTGCACACAATCCTGCGCCTCCATCTCCGAACGGCGATGATACCCCACCGCATACGCCACCAGATTCTGCCGGTGCTCTGTGTAAAGCTGGCTGATTTCACACATGCTGTTATTCTCCAATGGTCACGGTGCCGTCTTCATTGCGCACAAAGGGCAGCGGTGGTGTGTAGTCAGATGGGTCCAGTTCCACCCCCTGTGACAGCAGGAATGCCACCGCCGCAGCGTGTCGGTCAAACAAGGCGCAGCAGTTTGTCCCCCACTGCGCCGCTTGCTCGGTAGGCGTAACTGTTGGGTGTTTCCAGAATAGCTTGAAAGCTTCTCTGATGCTGCTGACAAAGCTTTGCACACCGTCCTTGGCAGTCTGGTCAATGGTCTGGGCAACCGAATAGGCTGCATTGACCGGGGGTGGTGTTAGGAGATCGTTCATGGTGTTGTAGTGCTTAGGATTTCGGTTTTGCGGGATTCACTCAAGATGCCAGCCGTCACTAGTGCAGTCAGCCCAGCAAGGATACGAGCGTCATCGGCCCGCACGGTAGCGGTCCACATCGTGAGCTCTTTATCAAGGAGCTTGATGCCAACGTCCGGGCAAGTGATGATGCCTGCCTTCTCGGTATCGGTAAGCTCTGCCCAGAACTCCGACTTAGTCGGCCACACCTTTACTGCTGGTGGCAAGTCGGTGATAGTCCAACTGTAGTGGATCGTGCGGGCAGGAACGTCGATGGTTTCGACTCTGGCTAGGAGCTGTGTAACAGGGTTATACGCAGGAGTCTCATCGTGCGTCACAGTCATTGCCAAGTATTCAGCAGACAGCCCGACAATATCCTCATCGTCGCTGCGTGGATACTGACTAACAGCCTGAGTTACGGTGTTGTATAGAAGTCTCATTAGAAGTTAGAGAAAGCACTAGTTGGTGGCGTAAAGTTGGCTATATATCGACCGACACCTTTACTGATGCGGATGTCGTCAAATCGGCCATTTAGAAAATGGTAACGTGTTGGCAACCCATAAGGCAGACACCCTATTTGTAGCGCAACTGTAGAGCCTGTCATGTTTGTGCTATCTGTAGCTGTGGTGCCGTATTGCACGCCATCAATAAACATCCTTAAACTAGTGCCACTGCGGCAAACCGCAAAATGCTGCCATAATCCATTGGTTGGCACCCATGTCCAAGCGGTTGTCGAGGCTATCATTGTTCCTCCCCACAAAAATTCTAAACAGTGACTTGTATCATTGAACCTAAAAGTAAATCCATTTCCGCTGTTATAGGTACTGACGAAAGTACTGGCGTCTGACGCTGCGGTAAATTTTACCCAGCCTTCTATTGTAAATGCGCCTGTCCCAAAATCCCAGTCAGAGGAGTCTTCAACTTCAAGATAATCTCCCGTCCCATCCAATAACACTGACGCCGTCCCAAATTTAGGGGCCGTAGTATTTAGCTGCGCGTTACCACCAAAAGTGACGGTATTGTTCACTGAGCTAGAGTCGGTGGTGCTGGTCGCACCATTGGTGCCATCGGCGTGCAGTAGCAGTTTGACGCTACTGAACGATGGGTCGCCCCCTCCCGAGGTACTCACAAAACCAAAGATGAATCCAGCAGCGGGTAATGCTGCGAGGATGCAAGCTATAGCGAGGATGTGTTTGACGCAGCGCATTTTAGTCGATTGTTCCGATGACCCAAACTTTGACTCCCTCTCCCGTGTTGTCTGTGGTGGTTCCAACTTGGTCGATAAAAAACTCAAGAACTGCGTCCTCCGCGAATGCCGTTGAGGTCAGCGTGTGTGCAGTGGCAGCTGTGGCACTTGTAGTTTCACCAGCATCTACAGATAGTTTGTTTGTAGTCATCACGCTAGTCCCATCCTTATGGACATCCACGATAAAAGTAGCTCCCGTAGCAGCCTTAGTGAGGCAGCACTTTAGCCGCGTGATTGTCATCGCATACGGCATACGGAAAGTCCGCTTTGGGACAGTGCTGGACGCAGTATTGTCGCTCGTTTCGTCAGAGAGCTCTATGCCATGCGCCGTTTCTGGCGTGGCTGGTGTTGGTGGTGGTGCTGCTGCGCCGACTACTGCCCAACCTGTATTACCAGTGCCGGAAGTTTTGGTGTAAAGCTCTCCCGTTGACCTATCGGTGTAAGCACTTCCTATAGCAGCTGTTTCCACGCTTTCAGGAGAGCCAGTCCCGCTCCCAACCCAGACTGTTGGTGTGGTGTAGTAGCGCACTTGGGAAGCTACACCAGTGCCAGTAGCTACTGGCTTGATCGTGTTCGATCCGCTGGCTGCTGAGATTTCGAGATACTCATCATTGGCCCCGCTCGGATCGGTCTCGTAAACTCGCACCTTTTGGGGGTTAGTCGAGTTCGAGAACGCCATGGTATTAGAGGCGTCTTTTCTCATGTAGGTATCGCCACCAAAGGAGATGCTGGTAGTGGTCAATTCCACGGCGGCTCCAGAGGTAAGGTAAACTGCGGGGCAAGCAGAATAACCTAGATAGAGCGCACCTCGCGTGGTGTCGATTACACTGCCGCTGACTTTCAGCATGAAATTGGAGTCATCCTTAATTTCGACCACTTGACTGTTTGATTCACTGGCATCCGAGCTGGTCACACGGAATCTCTTGGCTCCATTCTTTTGGACCATCATCAGGTCACCCGTGAATGCTGCCGGGGAATTTAGGCCAAACATGCTGCCTGCTGTGTTCCAAGTATTTGAGACCGTCACCGTAGAGGGCTCAATTTGCAGCAATGGTGTCGAGGTTGAACCTGTCCCTGCATACACAGTGCCTGTGAGTTTCAGTGCTGGTGTGGAGGCTACAGCATTGACCGTCAGTAATTGCGCCCCCGTAAATGTATTGGCTCCCAGTGTGGCACCGCCACCACTGCCATTGCTGGCTGCGGTGATCCTGCCATCAGCATCCACGGTCAGGTTTGTGGACGTGTAACTGCCCGCTGTGACTGCCGTGGAAGCAAGCTGTGTTGCCCCAATAGCGTTCGCTGTAATAGTTGTCGCATTCCCAACTGAGGTTACTGGACCCGTGAGGTTCGCATTCGTTGTGACAGTCGCTGCGTTTCCAGTCGTGTTCTGATTCAGGGTGGGGAAGTCAGTAAGCCCAGCAGCAGAACCGTTGGTAGTTAGAATCGTTCCCGCCACAGCCCCACCAGCCAGATTCGCTGTTCCCATCGTCAGCGAACCGCCTGCGATGGTGGTGATGCTACCTGCGTTTTGTCCAGCGGTGCCATACATCATCAACGACCCGCCATTGCCACCGTGCTGGCCGTCTGCATCGGCACCTTGCAGCAAAAGAGATCCACCAAGACCTCCATGCCATGGCGACGCACTGGCCCCACCGAAAAAGCGCACCATGCCATCTGAGTAGCGAGTGGGCCCGCCGACGCGCCCTTGAATATCACCGTCCGATACAATCTGACCAAGGAACGATGGAGACGCTAGCGGTGCATAAGTGCTGGCGGCGGATGCAGTCGTGAGATAGTCGCTGATGGTCGCGCTCTGAGTCGCCAGCGTGCCCAGGCCGAGGGTGGTGCGTTGAGTGGTGGCATCGGCATCATCGAGCAGGGCGCGTCCGGCCGTCGTGGTGACCAGTGCAGCGATGGCGGTAAGGTCGGAGTCAAGTTGCTGGTAGGTGCTGGCGGCGGATGCGGTCGTGAGATAGTCGCTGATGGTCGCGCTCTGAGTCGCCAGCGTGCCCAGGCCACTAATCTGACCCGCCGTGATGCCTGTCAGCGTCGCTCCACTGCCCGTGGTGGTTAAAAACAAACCCGTGCCGGATTCATCACTGAGGACACTGCGCAGTTGCTGCGAGCTGGTGGCCGCAAACTGGCTGAGCGGATCACCAATCATCGCGTTACCCGCGCCCACCGTAAGCATGGCCGGCACGCCTGCCGTGAACCCAATCGCTTTGCCATTTTCCGCCGTGATGCCGTAGCTGGTCATGCCAGTGCTGCCGCGCTTGCGCAGTTCCCATTGCCCCACGGTTTGAGCGCAGGCAGACAGGATGAAGATGAAGGTAAAAAAGCCGCAGAGGAGGGATCGCATGTCGTCAGGTTGAATGAATGATTAAGCCGGAGGTTCGCCAAGATTGAGCGCCAGATGGTAAACCGTGCCATCTGCCGCCTCGTAACGCATGAACCCGCCTGCCGTGATGGTCTGCGGCACGCCCAGCGGATTGCCTTCGTCGTCGCCCGTGCTCACCTTGCGTTGCAGGGTCAGTTGCAGGTCATCGCTGGCTTCCCAGTCGGTGGCTCCGCTCAGTTTCCACAAGATTTCACCCAGCACCGGCAGGCTGGTTTTCAGGGGGTTGGCCGCCAGTAGAGTCACCACGCTCACGGTGTTGAAACTCAACCGCGCTGTGTAAAATCCGCTGCTCACATCGTCCGGTGCCGTGAAGCTGGTCTGCTCTGCCAGCAGCACACCACCCTTAGTGTCACGCACCACCAGCTTGAGTTCCGTGCCAGAGGGCAGGGCATAGGGACTGCCATGCTGGATGAAGCGGATCTCCACCCGCTCACCCGTGAGCGCCTTCACCAGTTGCCGGTAGCCCCCGGCTCTCGCCGGATACTCGCCGCTCACTGTGCCCTCAGTCAGGTTTACATAACACCGCATACACTACAAGTGCCCGTCAACCGACACAAAAAAGCGCCGCCAGTTTCCCGGCGGCGCTTCATCCTTCTGACTTCATCCTTTCATCAGGCCCACTGAGTCGTGATGAGGTAGCCCTCATTCACATCCGTGACCTTCTCCGTGCTGTTCTGACGCACGCGGACAATGTCCGAGCGGTTGGTTTCATCACGGTAGCTTTCAGCCACATACAGGCCGGAAGCATCTTCCGTCCAGACGATCGTGCGGCCGATACCGCCTTCGCTGAACTCACCCGACTTGAGGTTGGCCAGCAGCACCGTGCTGGTGCCCCAGATCGCGCTCAGGGAAAGGGTGCCGCCCTTTTTGGCTGAGTTGCGGCTGCGGGTGCCGAGCAGGATTTCCTTGACCTCAAGCGCATCCGCCAGTTCAGCCAGATTGAGGCGCTTGTTGCCCACATCCGCATGGTTGCCGAACACATAGGACAGCAGTTTTGGGGAGCGGCGCAGGCGGTCATAGACCACGTTGCTCATCACCAGACTCATGTCCTCCTGATTCACACCACGGGCGGTCAGGTATTGCTTGGCTTCCTGGATGTCACGCGGCAGGTCGATGGTCGCCAGATTGGCTTCCGTGTAGGCCACCACGCTATTGGCGGCGGTGAAACCGCTGTTGGCAGCGCTCATCACCTTGTCTGCCACACGCTTCTCATAGGCCAGTGCCGTGTTGCGGCGCAGCTTCTGGGAGCTGGAAACTTCCATGTCGAAGAACTTCTTCACCTTGCGGGCGTCCGTTTCATCGACCGCCTCTTCAAGGCCCCTGTCCTCGCAATCGAAGGTGTCCCATTCGTAGCTGCGGTTGATGCGCTTGTAGCCGGTGCCTGGGGCGCGCTTGGTGTCGGTGTCAGCGTCCAGAAGGCCGCCGTTGCCGATGTTGTAGCGCGGGTAGCGCCCGGTTGGGTCCTCGCTGGAGTAAACCCCAAGGACTTTGTCTGCGATCAGACCCTTGTCAGCTTCGCGGGCCTGTTCAAGCAGGACGCGGATTTCTGGGCGGGAGACGGCGGCTGTGTTTGCGTATGCCATAATTTTGTGTCGTTAAAGTGTGTCTGTTCGGTTGAGGTTGATCAGTCGTAAGTGACACGGATGATGGTGCCGTCCGCGCTGGACGATTCCAAAGCCTGCCCGATCTTCGGCATCAGCAGGTTCAGCGTGACCGAGACGGCGATGTTGCTGCCGCCACCAGACTCCACCGCAGCGGAGAGACGCACGTAACGGCGGGCCGTTGGAGCCAGCACAATGTTCGTGGTCAGGGCCGCAGAACCGGCCGAGCTAGCACCGGTGCGGGTGATGGCAGGCACGCCCACCATCGTGGCAAAGGTGATGTCATCGGCGCTGTCCTGCACCGTGAAGGTAGCCACCTTGGCGTCCACCAACGAAGGCAGGGCAGGGATGACGACCTGCACTTGCAGACCGTTCACCGGATCAGCCGACAGGTCATGGCTGGCCGTCACCGCCGTGGCGGCTGCGGCTGGCATGGCGATGGCCTTGGCCACGGCTGCATGCTTGTCGATCTTGCCCAACGCAGCGCCCTGGATGGCATCACCAGCGGTGATGGCCGTGGTGCCGTCATGGGTGGCGTAGTGACTGCCGTTGGTGCGGCGATGCACGCCCACCGTGTTGGCAGAGGGTTCAGAGCCGTTGAAATCGGCTTCGCTGCTGCCCATGAACCGCTGGGCGGCTCCGGCATGGACGGCGAAACCCGCCACGTTGGCGATTCGGCGGCCCATCGTGATGGCCACGCCGGTATCGGCGACCAGACTCAAATGTGTGCTATGTTGCATGATGTGTGTTTTTTCGTGTGTGAGATTCAGCCGCAGGATTAGAGGGTCGTGATGCCCTTGTTCTTCTGGTGCGCCGTGTAGTCCGCCGGGTAGGTGGCGATGGCGAACTTCATGGCCTCAGCCTTGGCCGAGAACTCCGACAGAGTCGGCTGGCTCTTGCGCAGTTCCGTGAACTTGGCAGCCACGCGCTTTTCAAAGGGCGATCCTGCTTCCACTTCACCGGATTCATCGAACATGATCGACTCGGCGCTGCTGCTCAGCTTCACCGCACCGCCGGACTGGTATTCAGCCACCAGTTCACGCAGCGCCACGTTTTCAGCCTGCACTTCCTCAAAGCGGGTGATCAGCGCCTCCTGCTTGGCCTCAATGGTGGCAAACATGGTCTGTTCAGCCTGACGCTTCTTGGCCTGCTTCTCACCGGCAAGCATGGCTTCCAGTTTGTTGCAGCGAGCTTCAAAGTATTTGATCGGGTCGTTGTTGGAAAGGGCATGAGCTTCGGCAGCTTCGTGCTCGCCTTCGCCTTCGCCCTCACCTTCGCCCTCGCCTTCACCCTCGCCTTCACCAGCTTCTTCAGCCAGCATCAGACCGCCTTCGCCGTCTTCGACAAGAGTGCCGTTGTCGATGAGTTCCTGGACTTCTTCATCAGAGAGTTCCGGTTCATCGTCGTTTTGACCACCGGCTTCAATCGCTTCGATGCGCTGATTGATGCCGTTGATAGCGTTCATGACATCCGCCAAAGTCGGTTCAGCGGCAGGAGTGGGATTGGATTCAGTGGTTTTAGCCATGCCTTTCTCCGGACTGTCAACGCCCGCGCTGAACATCCCGCCCGGATTGGCCGCTGGACTGGCCACCAGATCAGTGCTCACCAGCTCCGTGCAGCGTGCATGTTTCGGGGTGCCGGCTTTCAATGGCACCTTGCGCCCGCCTGCCGCCAGCGTGTAATCCGTCTTGGTCTTTTCATCATGGAAGATGGTCTCCCCATCCGCCGTCTCCGGCTCGCCACGGAAGGCCACGGACAAGCCAACACTGTTCGGCATCCGCTCCGCCATTTCCAGCAGATGCTCCGTGGTGGCATACGTCCGGAGGAGATGCCAGTCACCGCGCACCTTGTCGCCATCGATGCGGAAGTTGGTCAGGAAACCGTTCACCGCATCCACACCACTGCCATGATTGGTCTTCACCGGCACCTGGCCCATCTTTTTGGCGCAGAGGTAGATTTGTTTCAGCGTCTTGCCATCCACCTCCAGCCCATGACCCTTGGCCGTCAGGCCACCAGTAATCATGCTCACGCCGCTGATCACGGCATTCTCTGCATCCACGGCACCATCGGCACCGAACGTCTCAAATGTGTATAGGGGTTTGCTCATTGCAAAACCCCACCCCTGTCAATCCTTCACGCGCCGCGCCGCATCTCCCGTTGCAGCATCGACCCACGCCCGGAAGCCTTCTCAGCCCCCCCCTGCATAAAGCCCTTGCCACGGCCACCGCTGGAGCGGCTCACCAGTCCAGCGCGCAGATCCCGCAGCTTGGCCCCCGCCACCTTGAGTCCCTTGCTGGCCAGCTTGCGCCCGCCCTGCGTGCCACCGAGCAGCCCCGCCCCGGCCAGTGCCGACGCTCCCGCCCCCACCGCCAGCTTCTTGCCATACGCCTGCCGCATCGTCACCGGGTCCGCCCCACCCGTCGCCGCCCCCACAAACTGCCCATCACCATCACGGGTGCGGTCGGAGAATTTGATCACTTTGCCATCCGGCTGGACTTTCCACAGGCCGCGACCCTTCTTGTCCACCTTTGGCTCGTAGCTGGTTTTGCGGATGTTGTTATTCTTCCTGAGAAGCCGGTCAATTCCAGCACCAGCCGCCGGAATTAAATTGCTTAAAACGTCATCAGCAGGTGTGGGGAGAAAAAGCGGAATGCTGGCATAAGTAGCCGCGTTGCGTTTCAGATGCGCCACCACCCCGCGCTCCTTTTGCACTCCGTCATTCGTGTTCATGTAACCTCCAGCAAACTCCGTCACCTCACCCTGCGCCATCAGCATTAGGGTTTTGGCAGCGCCGGGTTTGCCAGCCTTGGCCAGCAGCTTGGCTCCGGCTTGCGGGTCAAAGCTGCGGATCTCGACATCCATGCCATACTTTTTCTTGCCATCCCGCTGGTTCATGTTGCGGCCGGTGATCTTGTATTCCACCAGCGCCGTGCCCGTCTCCGGCACCGCCATGACATCATCCTTCACCCGGTTCACATACAGATTCGGATACTGAATCTTCGGTGCTTTGGAGTCACCCGATGATGCCAGACAGGGGTAACTGTCGTCATAGGTGTAACCAAGATCCAGTTTTTCAAACTGCGTGAGCAAGCGGGAGAGTTGGGAGAGGGATGTCATGGCGGCGGTGGCATGAGGGATGATGGATTACTTGAGCTTGCCCACGACTTTACGCAGACCCAGCGCACCCTTGATTTTGCGCAGGGCTGGCTCGGCATGATAAGATGCTTGAGCCATGCCTTTTTTCAGGCCGCGCTTTCCTGCCTGCATGCCGCTGGTGACGGCATCACCGTAAGCATTGGCGCGAGTTGGGGTGAATCCATACTTCTTCTTGGCGGCACCCATGATGGCGCGGTCACCAAGATAAGCACCCGCACCAATCCCGGCTGCAGCACCACCAGCGATTGCCAGTTTTTTCTTTTTGTTGGATGGCTGCTCCGCAAACTCCACCAGCGCCCCATCCAACTGCGCTTCCAGTTCGACCAGACGTTCAGCGGTAGAGAAGCGCACGCCTTTGAGGGCCGCCATCGCAGCGCGGCCCACACCCATGCCGGGTTTTTTCCAGCCCATGCCAGCAGCACCGGCACGCGCACCCTGATAGGCACCTTTGAGATTCTTGCCATAAGCACCCGCACGCGCTCCAGCGGCATCCATAGCAGGCTTCACTTTGTCCATCACCTCATTGCCCACGGACTTGTAAGCATCACGGGCACGCACCGGACCAGCGGCGGCAGCGCGGTTCATCACGCTCTGATGGCCGTAGATTCCGGCACCACCGAGCACAGCGGCACCCACGCCCGCCTTGACCATGCGACCATTGCGCTTCTCGCGCTGCTGCTGCTGCCACGGGTATTCCCCACTGGCATTAGCCACCAGGGCAAATTGGTTGAGTGCCCCGTTGAGACGGGAGGAGAGTTGAATGAGTTGGCGTGTGTTCATGGAAAAAGTGTGTCTGTCAGTTTGGGTGAAGTTGTCAATTAAGCCGCTGCCCCTGCGGATGGTTTGGGCATGAATCGAATGTTGGACGGTGGCGGCCCACCTGCCGCGGCCCGCTTCTTGTGCACGGCTTGCAGCGCCTTGCGGATCTTGGCCCGCTCAGCTTGCACGGCCCGCTCCGTGGCTCCGGTCAGCTTCTTGCCGCCCAGCTTGTGCATGACCGCTGCGCCCAGACCCGTGCCGGCCAGTGCCGCACCCGCCCAGAGCTTGCGCTCGTTGTCGATCTTTTCATACCACTCCTTCGGCCGCCGCTCACGGCCCTGACTGCCCGGTGCAAACACCCGCGCCGACCGGCCCCGCGCATCCCGCAGATCCCAGCCCGCATCCAGCGGATCATTGAAGCGCGTCAGCTTGCCCAAATGTGCGGCCAGATTCAGCGTGCCCGTGCCAGCCCCCGGCGCTGGCTTTGGCTTGCGCACCCGTGGTTTCACCACCTTGGGTTGCGCAGCTTTGGTTGCTGCCGCCTGCTGTTTCAGCGCCTCGGCCTGTGATTTGATGTCAGCGGCAATCTCCGCCGCCGTGCTTTGTTTCTTACCAGTCTGCGCAGCGGCATGAGCGGCGGCCGTGCCCTTGTCTGGAAAGGCGTCTGGAAAGACCTTGTTCACGGCATCCTTGCCCTTGGTTTTCAAGCCCTCAACACCGCGTTGCAGCTTGGGAAACTTGCGGTAAGCCAGCCCGGTGGCCAGAATGGCCCCGCCTGCCACAAGCTGATTGCGCTTGCGCTGGAACCATGGCTTTTCCCACTCGCGCTTTTTCTCGCGACCCCAGGCATCTTTTTCCCGTTTGTCGCCGCGCAGATGCTTGACGGCATCTGCCGCCAGACCACCGCCGCGCTCCGACACCATGCGCACGGTGTTGGCCTTGCGCATGATGCTGCGCCCGACCTGCCCCGTGGTGGCTTCCAGCGGATTGTCAGCGATGTCTTGCATCCCACGTTTGAGTTTACCCACTGTCTCCGGCGCAAACTTGCGAGCGCCTGATTCATGGTCTGCCAGCATCTTGCGCATCCGGTGATAGTCATTCACATCACGTTTGCGGTAGCCCTTGGCTTTGCCGGTGAAGGTATCCCAAGCATCGACAAAACGCCCGCCATGCAGATCCGCCTGCTGCTCACTGCTGCCAAACTTGCGCAGCACGCGCAGATCACCCATCTCCTGTTGTGCCTTCCGGCCCACCATGCCACCCACGGCACCGCCCAGTGCTGGCGCTCCGTTCTCCACGGCATACGCTCCCGCCCGCGCCCTGCGCTTGGCCCACTTGCCCAGCGGCTTTTCAGGATTGCGTTTCAACAGCGCACGGTAAAGCGGTGCCCGCACCTTGCCGCCCAGCATCGCCCCAGCCAGCGTGCCCACGGCTGCGCCGATGACGCCAAATTCAGAGAAGTGCACACCCGAAACGGCGCGCGTCACCTTAGCGGCGATATGCTGCGGTTTCAAAAAATTAGCTCGGTAGCGGTCACCACTTCCATACTTCAATCCCAGCCTTTCAGCGACCTTACGGCTGACGTTCCGCTTGGCATAGGTGGTCTTGTGCATCACCTGACCTGTGTGGGAATCAATCACGCCATAAGCTTCGGAAGGATCAATCACAGCGAACTGCGTGAGCTTCATCTGCCCCTGTGGCCCGACTTGCAACAGCCGGATTTTTTTACCGATACGCACCACCTTCTGCGCCCAGCCCGGTGCTGGTGCTGCTGCCGCCGCCCGCTGGCCGCGCCGGAATCCACCGCGCACCTTGGCCTGCCAGCGTTTCGGGTCACGCAGCGGTTGCGTCAGATCGCCATACACCCGCCCCATGTCCGCACCGATCCGCGTGGCATGGCGCACATTGGTCGTGGTGGCCTTCACATCCTTCACCGCCGGTGCCACCGCCTTCACCACCTTGCGACCCTGATGCACCAGATACCCTGCTGCTCCCGTCGCCGCCGCCGCTCCACCGAGCACAGCGATGTCCCGCGCCTGGCTCAGCTTGTCACGCTTAGGAGCTGTTTCAAAAGTCGTCATGGCCCGTGGATCTGCATGCGTCCACATCTTCATTTGCCCAATGATTTTTGGCACCGCCGCCAGCTTGCGCCCAGCCTTGGCCAGTCCGCGATTCATCGACTCCACTGGGGCAATCAAAGGTGAACCTGCGACCTTATCCAGTGTCTCCTTGGTCGTGATCGCCGCTTTGCGCCAAGCCTTGCCAATCTTGCCCGCCTGCCGCAGCCCGACATTGGCCCGCGCCAGCGTGCGCCGCACGGCTGGAGTCAACTCCGTCACGGCCTTCTGCCCCTGCTTGTAAAGCTTGTGCCCACCGTAGCCCGCACCACCGATCAAGCCCAGCGTGCCCACATCCTTGGCCAGCCCCAGCTTGTCCCGCAGATCCCGCGTGCGATTGCTTGGCGTTTCCGCGAACTGATGGAGCCCCAAGAGCTTGGCACTCATCAGCGCTGGATAAGGCCTGCCAGTCGCAGCATCCAGAATCGGCCCTTTACCCTTCGGCACCACTTTGGTGCGCCGGACTGGTGATGCCTTTCGGGCATCTGCCGCCCGTTTTTTTCCCCATCGATCCAAGCCGGGTTTGATTTTGTTCCGCAGCTTCACGGCAGCCACCGTGCCCGCTAACAAGCCAGCCACAGGCAGGACATTGTTTTTGAAGGATCGCCCCAAATTGCCCAAAGCCCTTGGTAGGTCTTTTTCAGGATGATGTGCTCGCAGGTCCGCATCCTCGGTTTGGTTGATCTTCTTTTGCCGCAATGCCCGCACCAGCACGGCCGCGCCAGCACCTGCCGCCGCTGCTTTACGAGTCACGCCGCGCCGCCCACGCAAAAAACCTCCGCCAGCCAAGCCAGCCAAAGCACCGCCGCCCGCATGACCCACATAGGAATTGATGTTTTGGTTGGCATACACATCCGTCAAAGACTCTTGAGGTTTGGTCAGTTTTGGCTGCCCATCAGGATTTATTTTCTGGTGAATTTTTGCCGCTGCTTTGCCTCCCAGATAATTACCCAGCAAGCCACCCCCAAGGGTGCCCACCAGCGCCGCAGACGGTAGATCCCTCGTGGCCACTTTCCCTTTTTGCCATGCTTTAGCCACCACACCCGCACCCGCATAATTGCCCAATAAACCGCCTGCAATGCCTGCTACATTTTTAGCATAAGCTTTTCCGCGCCAGCCAGACTGCTCATCCTTGTCCGCAAACTCCGTGGTCTTCCCCGTGCTCAACCGGGCCGGGGTCAGATCGAGCACGTTCAGGCTGCTGGTGATCGCTCCGCGCTCGGCTTTGGCGAGGAAGTGATGGCCATCGACAATGCGGTCGTTCATGAGCAGGATGTATTTGCTGCCGGCCTTGATCTTGCCATTGACCTCTTCCCAGGCGCGACTGGCCCGCAGGGTGCCCAGAGATTTGCGCGCTGATTTCAAATTCTCGGCATCCGCCTTGCCAATCAGTTCCGTCACCGTCATGCCGTAATGCACCAGCGGCGTGCCTGCTTTAGCATCGACAAAGCGAGTCACCTCAGCCTGCACTTCTTTGGGCAGGGACTTGAAGGCCATGTCTTCGATGAACGCGCTGAACTTCCAGTCACCACCCGTGGCCACACTGTCCACGGTCTCACTGCGCTTGCCTTTGTTCGTGGCTCCCAGCACCGCCCCGGCCAGACCGCCAGCCCGTGCGCCGTGGATGTTCGCCGTGCGACGCCGTGTGCGCAGCAGCTTGCGCAGTGCCGCCGGGATTTTCACTTTGCCATCCAGCACCATGCTGCCGAGATACGCCCCGGCCGTGCCGGTGATGAGTGCATTGCGGGCACGGTCGCCCCCTGAAATTTTAGAGTTGTCAGCCATGCTGGCCACTCCACGTCAACTTGGCAGGTTCTTGGTTCCCGCCTTCATCCTTCATCCTTCACTCTTCATCCTTCACCCCACCTTCCACGCTTCAATCCGCTGGTGCACAAATACCTGCCTGCCCAGCCGCCGACTCATGGCCTCATGCCAGACATAGGTCTCACCCTTGATGATGACCCGCCGCGCAAACGGCGGATCACTGCCCGGTTCACTGGCGGCGATAAGTGTGAACTCACCGCCGTCCTGCGCGCCACCGTAGCACACGCCCAGATTGGATTTCTCCACGGCACTCATGCTCAAAAGGGAATGTCGTCGCCTTCGGGTGCCGCTCCTGCCGGTGGCCCAGTTTCATTGGCGGGTTTCTGGCTGGGGGTTTTGCCGCGCCCGTTGTCCATGCCAAACAGCTTCACCCGCGCTGAGCTGGTGCCCTTTTCCATCTGGCCGCGTGCCAGTGTGGCCAGCACGGGATTGAGCGCATCGACATGCAGCCGCACCTCCGACCATTCATTGCCGGCATTGTCCTGAAACACCATGAGCACGCCCAGCTCACGGTATTCAATGGTCGCCTTCTGTGCGCCCTGTTTCATGTAACTGCCCACGGGCAGACAAAGTCGGTGTGTGATCTCAGCCATATCGATTGGTTTTAGTTGGGGATGATTTGTTCTGCTTCGGCCAGGTCCATGCCATAGGTGGCAACTAGAACCGTCACAGCCTGTTCCCGAGTCAACTCGCCCATGTTCAGTTTTTTCATGATGTCCAGCAGACCCTTGACCGCGTCCTTGCCATGCGCCGCCGCCAGTCCAGCCGGGGCAGGGGAGCCCGCTTGTTCAGCCATTTGATCAGGAGCGTTTTCATCCAGCACCGGTTGCTCGGCATCAGGATCTCCGCGTGTCTGCATCGCCGCCAGAAGCTGCGTGGCATTCGGGAAGCGTTCACTTTGCAGTTCGATCGGCACGCCCGTAGTTCCTGCCACCTCCTGCCGGATGGTCATCTCCCGTGCTTGGGACTTGCACAGTTCCTCAAAGTCACCGCCCAGCTTGCCCTCAACCAGATCACTCAGGCTGATGGCCCCGACCTCCAGCAACTGCAAGTCAGCCGACGTATCATGGCCGACATCACCCGTGATCTCAGCACCAAAGTTCCACTTGCCCGCGCCACGTTTCGGATGCTGGCGGATTTCCTTGTTCGCCACCCCGCGCCGCAGCACCCGCACCACCACCTCTTCCAGCAGCTTGCGCCGCATCAGCTCACGGAAATGCTTCAAGGTGCGCATGACCTGATTCACCTCGATGCGTGCCGTGACCCCACCCAGCATGGCCAGATTCCAGATGAACCCAAACGGCATGTCCAGCTTCACGGCAAACTCACGGATCTTGTTTTCGTAATACGCCATGTAAGCCCCGTTCGGGCGATTTGGCGGATTCTGAAAAACAATGTCATCCCCCTCCGGCAACCGCTGGATGATGCCGCTCTTCATGTCCATCTTGTTCAACCCGTCCGCACTCTTGCCATCCCAGGCCGTGCCGGACTTGCTGCCATACGGGTTGTTCGATTTCAGGAATCCGGCAAAGCTGGCGGCAAACTTGGCGGCATCCATCTCGGATTGATCCAGTTCCTTGAGGTCTCGCGGCACCGTCAGTGCCCCGCCTGCCCAGCAGATGCCACGGGTCTGGTCGATCCGCTCAGCATCCATCAGCAGCACAAAGTTGGACGGTGGCACTTCCTTGTCCAGCTCATACTGGTTGTTGCGGTTGCGCTTGTAAATCTTGTAACCGGTGACCTCACCATGCTCGCCCAGCTTCACCCCGCGCACCTCGTTGTTGCTCTGGTTGCCCGCCTGATTTGGATCACCAATGCGGTCCGCCTCAATGCCTTGCAATTTCAGCGCGCCACCTTCATCCACGAAATGCACGCCCACATCCCCGTCCCGCAGCATGGAGCGCAGGTAGAGCTGGCAGAGCTTGGTGAAATCATGCTGGCCCTTGAAATCACAATCCTTCTGCCAGTTCTCAAAGTAGGCTTCATACTCGGCATCAGTCTCACTGTCACCCGTGCGGCTCTGCCACTTGATCGTGCCCAGCGAGTAGCGCGTGGTCCGGCTCAGCACCCCGTTCCACAGCGGTGAATTGCGCTCCAGATCCCGGCTCTCCCACATCAGCTTCACCACATCCAGCGACATGCGCGGATTCTCTGGCGAGCCATTGCGCCCAGGCGTGCCCCCGCTGGTGCCGCGCCGACCATCCCCGCTCACGCCATCATAACCAAACTGGGTCAGCATCTGCCGCGCATGACCGCGCTCCAGCGCCGTGGTTGGTGACACATACGAGATGACTTTTTCGAGCAGACTGAGTGTTGGCTTTCCCATGCCACGCCACCCGCGTCAACCCGGCAAGCGACTGCCAAACAGCACCGGTGTCAGATCTGCCAGCAGCACCATCAGCTCTTCCGTCACCGCTCGGTTTCCCGGCGCCGGCAGCGCCCGCCACTCGGGAGCACCGGAATAGTCCACCTCTTCCTGCCATGCCAGCTCAATCCGGCATCGCGTCATCTGCCCGGTCTGCACAAAGCTGCGCACCCCGCGCGCGGCGTCCTGTTCCGTGGTGGTTTCCTTGAACGCCATCAGAATCCGGAAAAGTCCGCCCTCCCTCTCATGACGCCAGTGCTGGCCTTGCCATTCTTCACACGGACGCAAGCCTGCAGCATGTCATCAATCCGCCGCAGATCCTGCGTGTAGCTTTTGCTGCCGACCGACTGGCTCAGGTAACCCTTGCGCGCCGTTTTCAGGCGCGTGATTTCCTCCTCCAGTTCCGGTCCGGTGTAGCTCTCGTAAACCTCAAGATGTTGCGACATACTCATGCCCACACCCCAGCGTCAACGGTCAGGGTTTCGGCATGCCCTTGAACCCGCAGGCCTCCCGCATGGCCTGCATGGGGAAAGCCGGGCCCGGATCATTCTTGCGGTCCGGTGCCACATCTTCATGGCCGATCCCATCATCCAGGTTGTAGCGCTTCACCAGCACTTTCGACAGCGCTTCACAGGCTGCAATTTGCGCTGGCGGATACGCCTCCCACTCCTGCACGGGCCCGCCATTGCGATGCCGCGCCCGCACCAGCGGCAGCTTGGTCCAGCGTTTGGCCAGCGCTGTTTCATCGCCAGCATTGGCCAGCTCGATCCCGATGGCGCAACTGTTCAGCCCGCTGAATCCCTGCCACTTGCTCACCCCGGCATGACCGCAGGTTTTGTTGAATGGTCGGCACTGATAGATCGTGCCATCCCGATCAATCACCACATGAGCACACGCACCCTTGGCTGCCGTGCTGTTCCAGTAATTGATGCTGGAGACTGCCGTGGCTCCGCTGGTGAAATGCCAGACCAGAAAGCGCCGCACGTTCATGGGCGAGCCCCCGACAACCGGACGCCGCACCGCCGTATCCAACCAATGATCTGCTGTGATATTCATCAGCAAACTTGGCCTGTCACCAATCCCGCTTGCTGTTCCGCCCTTCATCCTTCATCCTTCCGCCTTCCTCCTTTCCGTGAAAACCATCACCCTGCCCGCCAACTACGATGTCTGGCTCACCGAGCTGAACGATCACCTCAACCGGCATCGTGGCAGCAAGACCGCCCTGGCCCGTCATCTCATGCACCAGCGCGGCCTCACCACACTGAACTCCGCACAGGCGGCCGTCAGTAGTTTTGCCAGTGGCAAGGTGCAGCCCATGGCCGCGTATTTCCTCGACATCGCCACCTGGCTGGCAGAGCAGCAGGAACGCGGACGCTAACATCTCCCGCCTTCATCCTTCACCCTTCATCCTTTCCCCCGCCTCCACCACCCACCGGACGGCAGGCCCGGCACCTTGCCGGTTTTGGTGCATGATAGGTAATTTACTTATACATAAGTAAGTTTCACCTAGTGGCTAGAAAATTGCAAACTTGGCACGCTTTTCCATTTTCAGGAACCGTGCCAAGTTTCCAGAAAAGTTTAGAATGCGGGAATGTTTAATTTCAGGAAAAGAGTGAACTGTACTTGATATACTTATGTCATCATGTAAGGTAGGGCAGTGGTTCACGCTGAGAAGCGTCAAACCTTAGCGAGGGCCGCGCGCCTTCCCGTTTTTCTCGAAACCATTCTGGAATCGAGCGGGAAGTCCGTGCCCGAAATAGCACGCCCAGCGTGCCTCTAAAATCCATGAAAAAATCCCCTATCGCGGCCCCTGCCGCTCCTGAATTCGCTAAGCTCGACTTGGCTAGCCTTGCCAGCGCATCAAGCGAACAAATCAAATCACTGGCAATCGCTGAATTTTCAGCTTTTGACGCCATCACAAATTCGCGCCTCCCTTATATGGGTGCAATCCGTCATCATGCTTCCCGCGCTGGCTTGTCACTCGCTGAACTCGTAAAAGAGCACGGTTCAAGCACGCGTAAAGCGTTTGAAGATTCCAAGTCGTTCGCTGAAATCCTAGCGGCCCTTGGTTCCATCCTGCCGCAACTCGCTTATGAGTGCATCACACGCGCTGAAAGTCGCGAGCTTGCCACCTATCTTGCCAGCATCAAAAAAGATACTGGCACGCTGGAAAAGCTCACAAAGTATCTTAGCGGCCCTTGCAAGTTTCGCTCAGGATGGATTAAATACATTCTGGAAAAATTCCCTGCCACGGCCCCTGCCACGGATGACGCCACGGATGACGCCACGGATGACGCCACGGATGACGCCACGGATGACGCCACGGATGACGCCACGGATGACGCCACGGCCCCTGCCACGGCCCCTGCCATTATCAGCGCGATTGAACTTGTCGAGCTTGTAAAAGGCCATCTTTCCCGCATGAGTGACAAGCAAGCCGAAGCGGCACGCTCCATGCTGGCGGCCCTTTGTAACTCGCCTGAAAAGCTAAAAGTTCTGCTTTCGCCTCCCTCGAATGTGGCACCTTTCAAGGCGGCAGCATAAACCGAACGGGAAAAGGGCCGCGCTGAAAAGCGCGGCCCTTTTTTAACGGCCCCTATTTCCGGCACCCGTCCGCATCCGTGCGGCACAAGGGATGTCCGTGCCCACGATAGCACGCTCGGCGTGCCCTACCCCGTCCGCCGCTCTGCGGCACCAAGCTAGAATCATACCCACCACCACACGCTCGGCGTGCTCCCTCTTATGTTATCCGATCTCCTCGCCAGTCCAGGCACCAAAGCCTTTGAGGCCCGTGCGGCCAAATGGAAAGCCATCAAAGCCACCGCCGACCCCGTCCGGTTTCTCCCGACCGATGACGCACCCGATCCCGAAAATGTGCCCACCAAGGGCTTCACCGCCCCCGCCTGCCATGACGAGTTTTTCCATGGCCCCATGTCCTACTCCGCCCACCTCGCGGATGCGAATCTTGAGGTCAAAGCGGATGGCACCCCGCGCTACAAAAACGGCAAGGCCGTGCTGCTCTTTGCCCAGAAGGCCAGTCCAGGCACCTTTGCCAGCCGCGCTGGCAAACTGCGCAAAGCCAGCACCATCTCGACCATCAAGGCCCAGCGCTGGATGGCCCCCGAAGGCGAGGCCCATGCACGGCGGATGGATCGCTTCACCCGTGGCTGGATGGCCACCAAAGCCGGCCTCATGACCCGTCTGGCCGATCCGGCCCCGTCCGGCCCCAAACCCAAAGCACCCGCCAGCATCCGCGCCCACTGGGAGCTGGCCATCGACGGCACCCCGCCGGAATGCGGCCCGCCTGTGATCAAGGCCGTCTGGTGCTCCGGCAAGACCATCAAGGCCAAGACCGTGAAGGCCAAGGCCCCCGCCCCCACCCTGCCACCGCAACCTGAACCCGCCCCTGTGCCTGCCTTCAAGGCCCGCACTCTAGCCTACCGTCCACCCGCCAACCCCACCCAAACCAGCACCAGCACCAGCGCCTGGGGCCGCAGCAGCATCAGCATCTGGGAAAGCCAGCATGACCTGAGCTTCCTCGGCACCCGCGCCCAAGCCTAAACCACCCAACCCCAACCCGCCCGCCCGCTCCCCAGCGGCGCGGGCTTTTTTATACCCACACCCCAACACCCACACCCATGAAACTCACCTACACCCCACTCAGCCCCAACGCCATCGCCATGCCCGAAAGCATTGGTGAAGAAACCGCCGTCCGCAGTCACGCTGCCAACATCCTGCGCAGCGCCCGCCGCACCAGCGTCGGCACTCTCAAACCCCGTGAACTCCGTCCGCGCAATGCGGGCAAGTCCGGTCTCTGGAAGCTCGCCAACGGCCTGCTCCAACTCTGCTGGTAACCTTAAACCAGAGCCTCAGAGCCTCAGAGGTCAGAGCCTCAGAGCCTCTGACCTCTGACCTCTGACCTCTGACCTCTGACCTCTGACCTCTGACCTCTGACCTCTAACTCTTCCCATCATGGCTCTCTATCTGCATCTCTTCCACGGCCGCAGCCACCCCGACGATCAACCTGAGGACTGGGGAAGTGTCGGCCCCACCTTCGGCCCGATCAAAAGCCTCAGCGGCACCTACGGCGACGCACCCCACTTCCTCTTTGAAAACCTCAAAGAGGGTTACCTCACCATCGTCAATGACTTGATCTACTATGCTGACACCTATTACGGCGACTGGTGCGTCACCACAGATGGCCCCGAGACTGACACCTTCTCTCAGCACCTCGCCACCCCGCCCGGAATGCCCGTGCCTCCCCATCCAGATGAGGGCGACGAGTGTGGCGTCTTTGCACCGGAACCGCCCATCACCGCCATCGTCCCTGCTCCTGAGGCACCTACCCTCACTGAGGTGGATATGGCCATGATCGACGCACTGATTCATCTGCGCGAGATCAGCCGGGATGACCAAACCAATGCCCTCGCGGAGCGCATCGCCCTCGTCATGGCTGAGCGTCTCGGCCCATTCGATCCCAAGGCTGGTTTCGAGACCGTCGAGCAAGCCTACTACCTCATCCAAGCCACCGCCGACCCCATCGCCAGCCTCGCGGCTGTAGTCGCTGAAAACATCCGCCACCACGAGTTTGGCTTCTGCGCCAACCTGCTCATGGAATGGTAAACCTTCATCCTTCATCCTTCACCCTTCATCCTTTCCCCCAAAACCCAAACCCACCCCACCCCATGAAAGCCAGCATCAAAAACAACATCCTCACCATCGAAATCCCCCTGCAAGCCCCCAAGATCAGCGCCAGCGGCAAGTCCTACCTGCTGGCCAGCGACACCACCAAGAACGCCGCTGAATACACCGATGCCAGCGGTGCCAAGAAGCAAGTCACCGTGGCCCTCAACGCCTACTACAAACCCTAACCCGTCCGCTGTCCCGTGCCGCCACTCCGGCGGCACGGTGACAGTCTGCGTCAGTTCGTTACCAAATGTAAATAAACTGTTTCAGTTACACCCCAAACCCCAACGTCCATGGATCCCCTCACTCAAACCACCCTGCTGGCCCGCCAGAAATTCAGCCTCTTCGGCAACAACCTGAAAGACGATGACCTCACCGATGAGGTGCACCGGAAGCACAACATGAGCGACAAGGCTGGAAAATACAGCCGCTGCCGCCTGCCGGATGACTGCCTCAAGCCCATCCGCCAGATCCGCAGCGCAGCGAAGAGCGACCACGAAAAGCAGACCTTCGTGGCCCCCTTTGGCAGCATCATCCCAGCTTCCCGCTCGGAAGCCTACCTGCGCAGCATGGCCGCATGGAAGGTGCAGTGGGACGCCGCCGTCCGCCGCTTCATCGACAATTACGCTGCCTACAAGCAGCGCGCCCGCCTTGAGATTTTGAAGGATGCCTACCGTGAAGAGGACTACCCCGCCGCTCACACGCTACCTGACCTCTTCTGCTTCGATTACGGCCTGCTGCCCCTGCCCAATCCCGATGCTCTCGACGCCGTGCCCGGCCTGTCCGATGCCCGTGTGCAGATGCTCAAAGACCAGCTTGCCCAAGCCACCGCACTGGCTGGCACCCAAGCCCGCAATCAGCTCATGGAGCGCATCACCGAGAAGATGAACAGGTTGTTCCAGTCCCTCTATGAGACCGGCCCCGATGGCCAGCCACGGCTCAAGGCCGAGCCGCAAATCCACGCCCGCACGCTGGAAAACCTCAACGAGATCCTTGAGCTGGCCCCGCAATACAACATGACGGCCGATCCCACCATCAACCGGCTGGTTTCAGATGCTCGCCGGATGCTCAACCGCACGCAGTCCGATCTGCGCGACAGCGCCATCGCCCGCACCAGCACCGCCGCTGCCCTGTCCACGCTGGCCACCAGCTACGGCCTCAACCTGGCCCCGCGCAAGCTCGCCGCCCCCGCCGCTCCGAAACCCGCTCCAGCACCTCAACCCACCCCTGACTCCATCGCCGCATGATCACCGCCTGCACCACCCGCCGCCGCACCCAGCCCGGCCGCATCCACACCGACTTGGCGGAAGCCAAGCTGCAAGCCGCCAGCACCACCGTGCCCCAGCGCTACCGCCCACCCACCGCCTTCACCATGTTTGGCAAGGAGGGCGACTACTTCAACATCGACCACGACGGTTACGTCCGCCGTGTCCGTGTCTGGGACAAGACCAGCAAGCAGTGGGTCTGGCTGCGCTGCGCTGCCTTTGACCCCGCCACCACCACCCTACCCACCCCAGCCGCCACCGGCCTGCCGTTCGCCGCCTGACCTCATCCGTTACATTGGGTGACAATTAACTTTACGAAACACTGCCGCCAGTGTTCAGTTTAGTTAATTGTCACTTTTTGTTACAACCCGTCACCACCACCATGACCATCGAAATCGCCAATGGCACCGCCCGTGCCCTGTGGACGGATGCCGTCGATCTGCGTGAACTCGGCCCTTGCACGGTCGAGCGCGCCAGCACGGTGGACTTCAATTTCCTGACTCAGGAATGGGAAGTCCGAATCCAGTCCGACCACGCCCCCCTGTTCGCGCACTCCGACCGCAGCACCTGCCTGCAATGGGAGCACGATCACGACCACCTCCTCCTCGCCCAGTAACCCAACCCACCACCACCACCGTCCATGTCCCACATCACCACCATCAAACTGGTCATCAAAGACCTCGCCACCCTCGAAGCCGCCTGCGCCGAACTCGGCGCATCCCTCCACCGCAACGTCCAATCCTACAACTGGTATGGCGCCAAAGTCGGGCCCGAGCCATTGCCGGAAGGCATGACCCTAGCCGACCTCGGCAAGTGTGATCACGTCATCCGCCTGCCGGGCGTGCATTACGAGATTGGCGTCGTCGCCAGCAAGACCACCGCCGGCAGTTACACCCTCGCCTGGGACTTCTTCGGCCAAGGCAAAAACCCGCGCCATGACGGGATGAAGCTCAAGGAGCGGTTCGGGGACAACCTCGTCCGCTTGCAGGACACCTACGGTGCCCACACCGCCATGGCCATGCTTCGGCAAAAGGGCTTCCTGCCCGTCCGCAAGACTCTGCCCAACGGGGCCATCCAGATCACCTGCGCCGCCTAACCTTCATCCTTCACCCTTCATCCTTTCTGTGAAAACCATCACCATCACCCTGCACAACGGAGCCACCTCCGTGGAGACCAGCGGCTTCAAAGGCAAATCCTGCCAGACCACCACCGCCCAGATCGAGGCCGCACTCGGCACCGTCGAGACGGTCAAAAAGAAACCCGAGTTCCACGCCCAAACCAGCACCAGCACCTACCAAAACGCCAACGCTTAACCTTCATCCTTCACCCTTCATCCTTCCCCATGAGCACCACCACTCTCTACAACCGCCAAGGCGGATCTGACAAAGTCTATCAGGTCACCATCGACCCGATCACGGCCACCACCAGCATCGTCACCTTTGCCTACGGCCGCCGTGGCGGCACCCTGGCCACTGGCACCAAGACGCCCGAACCCGTCCGGCACGCCGTTGCGGCAGACATCGCTACCAAACTCATCCGCAGCAAGCAGGCTGGCGGTTATGTCATCGCCACCGATGGCCAGACCGCGCCAGCCATCGCCCCAGCCGTCAGCACCGCTCCCACTGCCGACCCCACCCTGCCCATGCTGCTCAACAGCATCAGCGAAGCCGAGCTGGATCGCCTGCTGCGTGATGACCGCTACTGCGCCCAGCAAAAGCACGACGGCAAACGCATGACGCTCACCCTCACCAGTCAGGGCGGCCGTGGTGTCGTCACCGCCGTGAACAAACGCGGCCTGCCCTGTGGCTTCCCCGCCACCGTCCAGCGCGCCATGCTTGCACTCGATCACGAATGTGTGATCGACGGTGAAATGGTGGGCGATACCTTCCACGCCTTTGATCTTCTGAGCATCTGCGGCGTGGACATCAGCCACCGTGAGTATTCCAGCCGCTTTGAGGCTCTTTGGAATATGCTCAACGATGATGGCGGCAATAGCCAGATTCACCTGCAATGCGTCGATTCCGAAGACGATTACGCAAGCAAGCAAGCCCTACTCAACGAACTCCGCGCCGACAATGCCGAAGGCATCGTCTTCAAAGACCTGCACGCCCCGTGGCAAAGCTCCCGCCCCAGCACTGGCGGCCCAGCCCTCAAGTTCAAATTCACCGAGACCGCCAGCTTCATCGTCGGCGGCATCAGCACCGGCAAGCGCAGCGTCGAACTCATCCTCTACGAGGATCAGGCCCGCGTCCGTGGTGTCGGTGCCGTGACCATCCCGCCCAATCACAGCATCCCGCCCGCGGACTCCATTGTCGAGGTGCGCTACCTCTACGCCTTCCCTGGCGGCTGCGTCTTCCAGCCCGTCTATCTCGGCCCCCGTGACGATGTCACGCCCCAGGAGTGTCACATCTCCCAGCTCAAGCTCAAAGCCGCTTAACCCAACTCCTCACCCTTCATCCTTCTCCCCATGTCCCAGCCCGCCCTCAACACCGACCTGCTCAAAGCCGCCAAACACATCAGCAGCGCCGTCATGGCTGCCTCCCGCGCGGAGGTGGCCCGCCACGTTTGGACCAGCCTCAAGTGGCAGATCAAAGGCGATACCGCCGCCCATCTCTGCCACCTCTTTGGCAACATGCTCGAAGGCAGCGAAGTCCTCGACCTGCGTAACAACAGCGACGGCACTCCACAGCCCTTGTTCACCCTGCTCCGTCGCAACCTGCCCCATGACCATCCGGCATGGGCATGGGTGATCTGCCCCCATGGGGCCGAACAGCACCAGCCCAACCCCCAGCAGCAGTATCTGGAAGACGGCGGCACCACCTGTCCGCACTGCGGCAGCACCGCCATTCAAGCCAGCAACTTGGAGCCGGACGGCATGACCGCCGACCAGATGGTCGATTGTCAGGAGTGCCACGCCTCATGGTGGGATCAGTTCCACCTCATCGGCTACCGCGACCTGCAACCACCCTGCACCACACCCGAAGAGGATGAAGGAATCCCCCTGTTCCACTCCGAAGAAACCCACCATGAAGACTGAACAAATCCCCAACCTGCCCGCCAACACCGTCCCCTGGGTCATGGCCGTGCCTGTCGTCAGCACCCGCCACATCAAGGAGACCGACAACGCCGCCCTGCTTGAGGAAGATCCGCACAGCAGCCCCATGATGGCCCGCCTGCCAGGCGGCTATCTGCTCGATGTCGATGACCTCAGCGAATGGATGGAAGACGCCTGTTACTCAGATGCCTTCCTCAACCTCATCGAAACCTTCCACAACCTCGGCTTCCACCACCTCCGCCTCGACGGCGACGGTCAGGAATACTCCGACCTCCCCACCTTCAACTGGTAACCCATCACATAAACCACCCACCATCCCATGAACACCACCACCCTGCTCACCCAACGCATCCAAGCCGGCTACGCCGGACTCATCCTTGTCTCCCATGAGGAGTCACGCGCCGAAGCCCTGCTCGACGCAGTCTGCACCAGCCTGGAATACGGCCTACACGCATGGTCAGTCACGCAAGGCCGGGTCGATACCCGCGCTCAAACCGTCGCCGCCGAAGATGCCTTTGAAGTCCTCAAAAGCGTCAGCGGTCTGCCTGAAAAGACCGTTCTGCTCCTGCGGGATTTCCATCTGATCCTGGCCGATCCCAACCCCATGCTCTACCGCCAGCTCAAGGACAGCCTGCAGATATGCAAGCAGCGCCTCATCAGCATCGTCATGCTCATGCCAGAGGTGAAGCTCCCCATTGACTTGGAGAAGCACTTCTCCGTCATCGACTTCGCCCTGCCCGACCGTGCCGAACTGCTGGCACTGG